CTACAAGTTTCTTAATTAAATCTAATAACATTTGACCTAATGCCTTGAATACATTTTCACCAGCCATCATTGCATCAAATGCACCTAAAAATGCATCTTTAATTCCTTGTCCTACAACCTCTGCACTACCTGCAACTGCATCAAAAGTTTCTTTTAATAAACTTGTTTTTTCTTGCACAGATTCAATTACTGGCAATGTTTCTAATAAAATACCTTTTTGTTCACTTGCACCGCCACCCGCTAAAGCACCTACACCAACTGTTTGAATACCACGTCCTCCACCATCACCAGCCATTCCAAAGCCGCCCATAATATTACCAAATATGTCAGATACTTTGCCTTTTACTTTATTTTTTACATTAGTTAGAGTGTTGTTTAATTGATCTACTGTTTTATGTTCTAATTCTGAACCTAATGCCTCAGTAAACCCATCATTAAATTCTTGTCCAATTTCTTCTGCGCCATCTATTGCTATTTGTTTAGCGTTATCAAAACCCTCTGATAATATGTCCCCAAAACTTGCTTCTAAACCATCTTCACTAAATGCTTTAATTAAATTCCACATTGTCTTAAAGACATTTACAAACTCTAATACAATTGTTCTAGCACCAATAAAAACACTTTTAAATGCAGATCCAACACCAAATATTATTACTCTTAAAGTTTTGCTTGAATTATATAAATCTACAAACTGATTGTATAACCCGACAATAACCGGTGCGACCTCTGCCCAATTTTTATAAATTATATATGCAATACCTGCTAGTGCTGCCGCAATTAAAGTTGCTGGACTCATTAAACCAGCTAATGTAGTCATAAGCGTACCCAACATAGTTAATAATGTAGGTAAAGCCAATGCTAATAAACCTAATCCAGCTATAATTTTTTGTTGTGCAGGTGCAAGATTATTAAAGGCACTAAAAACTGATTTTACAGTATTTGCTAATCCTTGTAGGACTGGCAACAAAGTATTTAATAAAACAGTACCCATTTCAGCAAATGATTCCTTAGCACCATTTAACGCCTTTTGTAATTGAAATGAAGCACTTTTACTTGTCTTATCAAACGCTTCTGCTGTTGCACCTTGAGATGCATTTAATTCATTAAATATTTCGCTTGTAGTTGCCGCACCTTTACCGGTTAAATCAAGCACACCTCGTAATGCCCTAACATTAGGAAACACTTGTGCTGCTGCATCAGTATTACCATCAAGTGCAATTCTTAAAGTATCTAAAACACTTAATAATCCTTGATCTTTAATTTGTTGTCTTAACCCAGCAGAAGATAAACCCATTTTTGCAAGTCCCTCCTCTGCTTGTGGTGTAGTTTTTAATAAAGCACTTAATATACTATTCAACTGAGTTGCACCACTCGCTGCATCTGTACCGGTTCTTGACATTGCTGCCATTGCCGCACCTACTTCATTAAAAGAAACATCCATAGCTGATGCTGTAGGTAAAACACTACCCATTGCACTTGCTAAAGTTTCTGCATCTAATTTACCCTCTCTTACTGCCGCAGTTAATACATCGGTTGCATCTGTTGCAGATATACCAAATGCATTCATAGCAGAAGTTGATAGATCGGCTATTGTTGCAACATCACCTAAACCACTCGCTGCGGCTTTTGAAGATGCTTCTAATACATTCATAGCCGCTTCACCCTCAAGTCCAGCAGAAGCAATAAAAAACATTGCATTTGACGTATCTTTAGAAGATATGCCAGTCTCTTTTGCCATACTTCTTGCTGCCGCACTATATTGTTTTAATTGTTCCGCAGAAGCACCTACTAATGCATCTATTTTAGTTATGTTTTTATCGAAGTCTGCGCCAAGTTTTATAGCTGCACCACCTGCAAGTGCACCGAACATTTGAAAACCTTTCAAACTTTGTCCTATGCCTTTTACTTTGCTTCCTAATCTTTGTAAACTTGCACCGGCTTTATTGGTCGCTGTAATTAAACTTTTTGCATTACCAATTATATAATACCGCAATTTTTTATCTGCCATAGAGAAAGTTTTTACAAAAATAAGAAATTATTATCTGTCTTTTTCCCACTTAACACTCTCAAGTTTTTTCTTGAATGCTAAATATTCTTCTTTAGATGATTTTGGTTTTCCTCTTTCTAAATATACATCTTGAGGAAGTGGAAATAATTTATCTGGTTTTATCATTTGCGATTTCTTAGTACAATTAACATTATGTATCATTGTGCTTAAAAACCTAATACGCTCCCATTCTAAATTTTGTTGAATTAAATATGATTCACCGAGTAATTGAACTTCTTTCCAGGTGTAATGCCAAAACTCATTTGGATTTATGCCAACTTGACCAATATAAAAATCAATGAGTGAATCGAAAGTCAGTTGGCTATTTACTTTCCCTTTTTTGTAGTCTTTTTTACGTTTCTATCTAAACCAGCATTTAAATCATTACCTAATATTCTTGACTCTAACATTGCAGATACTATTTCTTCAATTTTATCTGCTTCAAGATCTTCTAACCACATACCAACTTGAAATTCATTATAATCTATTTCGTTGCCTTGTTCTTGGTCGTTAGCTAAAATACCGGCATATACTAATGCCCTAATTGCTTTTATAGAAACACCGCCCTCGAAGACTGTGCCTAAATCTTGTAATGAAATGTTAAGTAATTCAGTAAAGTTTGCCCAGAAATTCATGCTAAAGTGCATGACTCTATTTTTACCGCCTAATTTAATAGTATAGTAACCTCTTTTCTTGTTTGCCATTATGTAAAATTAAAGGCACACAGAATATACTATGTGCCTGATTTAAGTTAAAATTATGCTCTAGTACCTTTTGTAATACTTCCAGTTACAGTTATTGAACCTGAATAAGATGCTGGTGATTCCATTTCTGCTGTATGCTCAACAGAATTTAAAAATCCTTCACCATAATAGAAGTTATCACCAACAGAGTCAGTTCCAAATTCCCAATATACTTTAGTTCTTGCAATTAAGTAATCAGATGCATCAATAACATTTTGAGCACTTGACTCATCATACACTATTAACCCTTCAAAAGAAATTTCACCTGATATTACACCAGCTATATGCTCAGCAAACCCGCCACTATCTTTAGTAGTTGCTTCTGGTAAATCATTACTTAATGAAAGAGTTGCACTTGTTGAATGTCCTACTTTAATTTCAGATCCATCTGTAGAATGAAATTTTAATATTAAATCAGTTCCGTTAAATACACCACTTGTAGCCATTTATATATGTTTTAAATTTTTTGTAAATATACAAATAAATAATTTATGCATTTTCCCAATTTCTAGCTATGTCTTCCCAAAATTCGAATATATTTTCCCAGTTACGATTACTACCAGCAGAAAATATGCCGGTTAATTTTATGTCTAAATTAAATTCTGTAACGCTTTCGTGGTCGCCAACCTCATCAACGCTTTCGACTATACCTTTCGCATTTACAATAAAATCATTAACATTAGGATCTTTAAAATAAAATTGTTGTTCAGCACGAGTCAAAACATAATCAGCAAATTGTGTAAAATTTAAACTATCATTATATGCAGTTAATCCTTTTACTTTTGCTTTACCGCCTATTATACTAGGCATAAACTCAGCAAATCCTTGACTATCTTTTGTAGTTGACTCTTTAAGATCTAATTCAATAGTTATAACAACATCTTTTGAATGACCTATTGCTGTTTCATCTTTATACAACAAAAAACTTGATGCATTAAAGACCGGCATTTTATTCCTCTATTGGTGTAATTTCGCCAGTATTAATGTCTAATGAACCTTTACCGTGCTTATCTTCGACTGCCTTAATTTTATCTTGTTGTTCTTTAATTGCATTTTTATATGCTTCATAAAGTTCTGGTAATCTCTGATTATTAAGTTGTATTAAACCAATTTCTTGTGCAATTTGCTGTGGTTTAGCTAATGATTGTTTGAGTTCTTGTAACTCCTTTTCTTCTAGTTTGCTCATATTATATTAATTTATTCTTGTGTATTATTCCAAGGTGGTGACAATGCTTTATCAACTGGATTTCTTTTAATTTCTATGTTTGCTGCAATATTGTTTTTTAAAACCTCAACATCTAAAATTGATTCTAACCATCCCTCAACTTGCTCTTTAGTTAGTTCATTAAAAGGAGTAAAAGGTTCACCCTCATTATATATAACATCTTCAGCACCAATTCTATTTGACCAAAAATCTGAATTTTCTGAATCAATACCAACTAATTCCCAATGTATTCTAAAAATTACATTGTCTAAATCATTCTGTCTAACTTTTGTTTCAAGTTGATGAATATTCCAAGTATAATTTATTGCCATAATTTTTTTTACAAATTTAATAATAAATTTAACAATTGCCACCACCAGTTATAGCACCATTTGAACCGACATAAATATATTTTCCAGTTGTACTAAAATCTGAATTATATATTTGATAATATCCACTTGATACTGGTGTTGTGCCAGTTTGTGTTGTATATGCTGTGTATATACCAGTCAAATCATCTGGATATAAATTGTTAGAATCAGTATGATAATAAGGTCCTTCAGGTATTCCTAAATTACATGCACTATTTGAACTACTTGAATCATATATATAATAAAATGCTGTTCTCGGTGGGTTTTGGTCATATAAACTAAACTCAGACATTTGTAATGGATTTTCACCATCAGGTCTATTTGTTTCAGGATTTCCCATTGCTACTGGTGGGTAACTTGTGCCACTTCCACTTGAATTGCCACCGCTTAATCTTTGTATATCTGACATATAAATTGGCGAGGTTATAGTTCCATTGCCATCATAATTAGAGTATTTTCTTTCCCTTGCTGTTTTAAGCATTGTAATTTCACTATTTGCTATATTAGGACATGCCATTATTTACAATTACATTTACAATTACACTTTTTTAATTCCTCAATCTCGGCTTTTAACTCTTTTATTGCTTCAATAAACACACCAGCCATATTACCATAAGCAACTGAATATAAACCCTTATCATCTTTACTAACAATTTCAGGCAATACTTCTAAAACTTCTTGAGCAATTACACCAATTTTAGTTTTGTTGTCAGGCACATCACTTCTTTTATAACTAACTCCTCTAAGTTTTGTTACTTTTTCTAAAGCATTATCAATTGTTTTTATATCTTTTTTAACTCTTTTATCTGAAAATGCAATAACATCAGCACTTGCTCTAACATCACCTGTAACATCTAAAGCATAGGAAATACTACTTGTTTTTTTAACACCTATATTTCCAGCATTTGTAATATAAATAGCTGATGTTCCCATGTTTTCTATCACAAAAGGATTTCCAGCACCACTACTAAATCCAACATGAGCATACTGACCTCCATTACTTTGAGAATCAATAAATTTTAAATAAGCATAACCCTCATTAGTATTATATATATTAATTGCATTATTGCCAGTTGTTTCTACATTTAATTTTCCTATTGGATTTGAGCCATAACCTGTCCAAGTTTGAGTACCAATATCTTGTCTATTTGGAACATGAACAGTACCTCCAGATGAAATAGTCATTTTTGCTGTTAATGATGAACCATTGTAAGTATCAAATGCCATTGTATAACCACCAGCATTTCTAATTTGCATATCACCAGAGTTCCATCTTACAAAAGAACTAGTACCACTTATATTTATTCCATTACTACCAGCATTTCTAATATCTAATTTGTAACTTGGTACTTCACCAGCAGTTCCATCAATAAGCATTGCACCATCCTTAAATGTAGCTGAAATTAAACCATTATCAGGTGCTATTTGAAAAGCACCAGTTGAATGTATATAACCAGCATTTCCTATTGCTCCAGTAAATTGGTTATTGGCTACTCCATTTATTCCAAATCTTGCACCTATTGCTGCACCATCTTGTAATAGTTCTAATGTTGGATTGTCATTTTCGCCTACATTGTCTCTATCTGCTTCTATTATAATTTTGGCATCTCCAACTCTTGATATATGAATATCACCTGATGCTGATGTATTACCAATTGCTAAATAGCCAGTTTTAAGCAATCTCATTTGTTCAACCGCTGTATAATTTTGGCTACTAGATGTGCTTTGTGGTGAAAATACAATATTACCACCAGATGAATTATAATGAACCCTTGTTTTAATTTCAAAGTTTACACCAGTTTCAGTTGCTCTTAAAAACTCTATGTTGTTTGTTGATAAACCTAAATGATTCTCTACACTAGTTGTAGAGGTTCTAACTTTTATTTGTGGTGTATATAAGTTATCTGCTTCGTAGGTTTCTAATTTTACTGATGGATCAGATTCATTAATTCCTATTCGACCATCGATAAAAACATCACCATCATTAAAAAACTGATGCTCAAATTGATTAGTACCAGCAGAATTATATCCTTGTAATTTTAATGTACCATTGTTGTTATGAATTTGATAAGCACCATAACTTGTATTAAATATAGTACCATTAGATGTGTCTCTGTTAAATCCAATAGTACCCATATAATTAGCATCACCACTTCCAATGTGCATATAGCTACCATTGTATATTGCATTACCTTGAGAATTATGAATACCAGTTGGTTTAAATATTGTTTCAACTGTACCCCCTAAAGTAACACCTATTTCATTAGCACCAGCATCATAAAAACCTGAATCATTATCACCTATACCTATTCCTGGTGCAGCAGCAGTTCCTTGTATGGTTTTTATTGGAACATTTTGTACATCAAAAACTGTTGCTGTCGCTTGTAATACCCTTGTACCATTTACAACTAAACCAAGTTCATGGTTAGCTGGTTGATACATACCAGTATTAATGTCTCCATAAAATCCATAATCAACTTCACTTGTACTTTGAATAGATGAAACTACAACCCTACCAGTATTAGTGCCATCTCCTATAATTATAGTGTGGTCGGCTTGACCTAATAAATGCAAACTAGAACCACCACCTTGTGAATTACTATCTGCATGAGAGTATTTTATATATCCATATTGAGTGTCATTTGTATCATCACTAAATCTAATTGATGCATAACCAGCATTAGTAGTTTGTTTTAAAAATAAAGCATCACCACCCCCCTCTATTTTTACTGTTGAGGTTAATTTATTACCAACTGTTATATTATCTGCATATACATTTGCCCATTTTAAAGATGAAGAACCTAAATTGTAAGTTGAATCTGCTTGAGGTACAACATTAGTGTAGAAAGTAGAGTTACTTGTGCCAATGATTAATTTAGCAGAACTATTATGAACTCCTCCTACACCTATTTGTACTGAGGCACCAGAATCTGTACTAGCATTAGTAAAATATAAAATACCTCTATTTCCTAGTACTCCATAACCGCTAACTCTTAATACATCAGCTGTTGTAGTTGGATTTCCAGTATCAGTACCACTTACAATAACAGTATTATCAAAAGCACCAGTACCAGTAACATCTATGTTACCAGAAAATGTTGCATTTCTAGACGAATCAAAGGAAAGAGCAACTGCATTATTACAATCAATGTCAAGTGAGTTAGTTGCATTATTATATGCCATACCACCCATTGAATTGTCATCTGGGTCACCTAAAATTATAAATGCTTCAGCATCATTTGCTGTTATAACTTTTATTCCATGATTGCCACTACTTGTTGAAGATGTAATATTGCCAGTAACTTGTAAATCATTAGTAAAAGTTCCTTTGCCCTCATAATCAACTCTAAATCTTTCAGCTAATCCAGTTGGTGAACCTGGTCCAGTTCCAGTTGCATTATTTGTATAAACTACAAACGCACCAGCACCCTCTTTTATTTGAGAATCTGCATTACCATTTTGTCCGACTTCAGCACCTATTCTAACTTGTGGATACTCATTATCATTGCCATCTAATAAATTAAAATCAATAAATGTTTTTTGTTGGTTTAAATCTCCAGCAACAGTTGATGTACCCACATTATTTGTTAATGATAATAATGTTGTTCCAGTTGTAGTTGCTGTGTCTGTATATTTATATATTTCTAAAATGCCATCAGTTGTTTCAACATCACCAGAAAAAGTAGTATCACCATCTTGAATAACCATCCAGTTTGTTGATGAGCCACCAGTATTATTACTTTTTCTTATAGTAAAATCTACATTACCAGTTGATGATGACCAAATATCTAAAATAGCACTAGCAGTTCCAGTTGTTTCATCTTGCCTAAATATCATTTCATTATACCTATCACCTACTGAAAAACCAATATACTCGGCTGCATTACGACCAAATTTTACATTTGGTGTTGTGGATGCGTTTGTTGTATAAACAGCTAAACCAACTTCACTTTCACCTATGTTAATTTCTGTTGGTGCTGATATATCTATTTTATTTAAACTAACCTCTAATAGTGTTTCATTAGAATCTTTTAATTCAATAGTGTCTGTTATACTAAATGATTGATATGCTTCACCAGCATTACCATAAACAGTATTAATTACAAAACCATCTGTGTCCTCAACTGTCATTGAAATACCATGGTCACTTGAGCCATACTGTGTTAAAAAACCTCCATAAGTAGTATCTGCACCAGGTCCAAAAAACAAATTACCATTAATTCTTAGGTCATCTCCAATAGTAACTCCTAAGAAATCTAATTCACCAGCAAACTTTGTTTTGTTATTATTGTTTTGTGTTGCTGTGTATGCTGTGCCACCACTTGTAGTTCCAGCTGTTATTGATTCTGTTAAAATTACCTTAGCATTATATTTACTTGTAATAGTATATTCAACAATTATTGATCTATCATTATCCTCTGTCCTCGCTTGTAATTCATAAGTTCTTGTAGCCGATTTATATACTCTCAATTTACCATCATCTGGTCCATATACAATAGCATCACCATAACTCACAGTATCACTATCAGCACCTCTAAATGATACACTATAAAATAATGTTTCTTGACTAGCTGAATTACCATTTTCATCATTTGGTAATATAACTTTAACATCCATTGAACAACCATTTGGTAAAAATGTATCTAATGTGACATCAGCTACTTTTTGCCATGTTGTGCCACTTGTTGATGAATCTTTATGAACCCATCTAAAAGTGTTGCCAACCCCACTTTCATTAAAATCTGAATTATCTAATAAATCACCCTCACCACCTTTAAATCCTATGCCCTCTAATTCAATAAGGTTGCCATATATATCACCAGCAAAAGTTGATATTCCTGTTGCAATAGTTAATTCTGTGACAGCAGAGGGTTGTAAATAAATAGGTTTATTTTCTCCAGTATTATAATCAGATTGAATAATTAAAGCATCTGCTGCTCTTATATATGCACTAGCGGCATCATTTGTAAATGTTAATTGTTCACCATTTATATTTAGGTCATCTCCAACAGTTACATCATCAGCAAAAGTTGCTTTTTGTGTAGTACTAATTGTCAATGCTAAAGTAGATGAATTTGTAGCAACCTGAAATCCAAGAGTTTTTATATATCCAAAATTAGCTATTGCACCAGTAAAAGAATCATCTGCTGATCCATTAATTCCAAAGGTTGTAGTTATTTGTGCGGCATCTTGTAGCAATTCAATTTTAGGGTTATCGTTTTCAAAATTATTATCACTATCTGCTTCAATTCTTAAAATTGTATCAC